TCGAAGCCCTTACTTCTTACTATGGGATCAATTCAAACCCACCCAATGTAAAGCAAGTTATGGCTCTGCTGGAGAAAACAGAGACCGGCAAAGTGAAAGATCAGACTGGCGTCATCATCCACGACGTGATGACCAGGATAGTTGACTTACCCATAGCAACGGTAGTACATCTTAAGCCAATAGTAGATGGCGTTGTACTCGATGCTAAAACGTCACTCCAAAACATCGGTGGTGGAGGCGTAGCACCTAGGATACCTATGAAAGGACCAGGGGCTATAGCGGCGGGCTGGGACTCAAGAGTCAGAGTCCCAAATCATGAAGCCGAGAAGAAGATCAGCAAACTAAATAGGGATTTGATACGCAAGATACATACCTATGCCGACGAGATGCTTGGACTACACAAGAATTGGCTGTTGCCACACTCACAGGACATCGGTATGCGTGTGAAAAACCCAATGCCCAAGAAACGAGGGGCAGAACTTAATCTGGATCCCGTTGACGTCGAAGAAGTAATCGCAAATAACAAACGACCCAGCCAGAAGAAACAACTGGCTCAAGCGGCTACTGACCCGTTCGATCAACACACTAAAGAACAAACTAAGGTATTCAATAAAGCCGAAGTTTCTTCTAGCACCCCCAGAGTCATAAGCCAACAAGACACCAACGCTAAGCTGGAATGGTCTAGGTTTGTCTACAGAGCATCGGAGGAACTTGCCAAGCAACGGTTTTACGCTTTCAAAAGAAGCTGTCGTTCCGTGGCATACGAAGTGGCCTCTATAGGACTAAGCAGTGAAACCATCGTCGAGTCTGATTATTCCAGATATGACGGTACAGTCAACACCTTAATTCGCAGCATAGAACTGAAAATGTTCCTGGGATTGTTTAAAGATAAACATGCAGATAAGATCGAAGAGCTTTTTAAGTACACCCATGACCTTAATATGAGCACTTACAAGTTCAAGGCCCCGAGTTTCGAATCAACACTTAGTGGTTTCCCACAGACCAGTTATACTAATACCTGGGTAAATGCTTTAGTATCTTACGTGACCCTGAGGGAGATGGGGAAGAGACCTTTAAAGGCCTTCTCACGACTCGGATGTTACGGAGGAGATGATGGTATAACGGGAGACCTAGACCCCGACACATTTAAGATGGTAGCTGACTGGTTCGGATTAAAGTTGAAAGTGGTTATCAGGAGACGCGGCGATATGCCACATTTCCTGGGCCGCAACTACAACCCAGACGTTTTCTTAGGAGTGCCTGACTCTTCAGGCAATCTAGAAAGACTTATGCAATCACTGTTTACTATAAAGAAACAAGTGATGCCCGAACAATTCGATAGCTACATGGTAGGCAAGTTGCGCAGTTTAGAAATGAACGATGCCAACTCCCCTGCTCAAGCTGCAGTGATACGCGCTGGCAAGCGCGTATTCAAATATGATGATAGTAAACCATTGCAACTCGGTCAAATGACTGGCTATTGCATCAAGGAGGCTTGGGCCCTTGGCTTCAATAAGAAAGAAGACATGTACCCAAA